GAGGAGGTGTTTGAAGAAAACTTGAAGCTCGACTTTATTGAGGGGCGAGTAAACTATTTGCGTAAATATACCCACAAGTTTTATAAGAATAACAAAAAGCAGTATGTTTATGCACTTACCTTATTCACCCTTTTTGTGGAGAACGTTTCTTTGTTTTCGCAATTCTATGTAATCAATTGGTTCGCTCGTAATAAGAATGTTCTTAAGGATACTGATCAGCAAGTGAAGTATACTCGTAATGAGGAAAATCTACATGCTATGGTTGGAATGAAGATCATCAACACTATTCGTGAAGAGCATCCTGAGTTCTTTGATGAAGAGTTGGAAGAGCGTATTCTTGATGAGGCCCAACAAGCTTTCAAGGCAGAAAGCAAAATTGTTGATTGGATGATTAATGGAATTCGTGAGAAGGGTCTGAACGCTATCGTTCTTAAAGAGTTCATTAAAAACAGAATCAATGATTCTTTGGACAAAATCGGCTTCAAACAAGCTTTTGATGTTGACAAAAACCTGCTTAAAGACACAATCTGGTTTGAAGAGGAGTTGCTTGGCAATAATGCCACAGACTTCTTTTATGCTCGACCCGTCGAGTATTCAAAAAATTCCCAGACGTTCAACGCAGACGACTTGTTCTAAATGACAGATTACTATTGGTTAAATGAGGACTCAAGGCTATTCCTTGAGAGAGGATATCTTAAAGGCGCAGAAACTCCAGAACAGAGGATTCGTGACATCGCAGATACTGCTGAACAGTATCTCAGTATGGACGGTTTCGCTGACAAATTTGTGAGTTATATGAAGCAAGGGTTCTATTCCCTAGCTTCTCCTGTGTGGTCTAATTTTGGGCGTGAACGAGGTTTACCCATTTCTTGTAATGGAGTTTACGTCCCAGATAGAATGGATGGTATTTTAGCCAAACAATCAGAGGTTGGAATGCAGACTAAACATGGTTCTGGCACTTCAGCTTATTTTGGAGATCTTAGAGAAAGAGGTGCTCCAATTAATTCTGGAGGTGAATCTTCTGGTTCAGTGCATTTTATGGAGTTATTTGATAAAGTGGCCTCCGTAGTTTCACAAGGAAATGTTCGTCGAGGTTCTTTTGCTGCATATCTTCCTATTGAGCATCCTGACATCAAAGAGTTTCTTCGCATCAAGAGTGAGGGCAATGCAATCCAAGAAATGTCTTTCGCAGTCACTGTTACTGACGAATGGATGGAGAGCATGGTTAATGGTGACCCAGATAAACGTCAAATTTGGGCATCTGTTATTAAGAAGCGATTTGAAACAGGATATCCATATATCTTCTTCCAAGATACGGCTAACAAAAATGCCCCTGATTGTTACAAGGATCAAGGGATGAAAATTTACGCTTCCAACCTTTGTAATGAAATCTCCTTACCTTCTAAGGAAGATGAGTCTTTTGTTTGCTGCTTGTCATCTCTAAACCTTGTCAGGTGGGAAGACATAGAAAAAACGGATGCCATTGAGACTCTAGTGATGTTCCTTGATGCCGTTATGGAGGAATATATTGTAAAAACTAAAAACATTCCGTTCATGGAATCTTCTCATAACTTTGCCAAGCGTCACAGGGCTTTGGGTATGGGTGTGCTGGGTTGGCACTCTTACCTTCAAAGCAAAATGATTGGTTTTGAAAGTATGGAGGCTAAAATGCAGAATAGTTCAATTTGGAAGACTATCCGTAGTCGGGCAGACAAAGCTACAGCAGAATTAGCAACTGGTTTAGGTGAACCTCTCTATTGCGAAGGCTACGGTCGTAGAAACACTACAACTTTAGCTATTGCACCAACTACAAGCAGCTCCTTTATTTTGGGACAAGTATCTCCATCTATTGAGCCTCTTAATTGCAACTATTTTACAAAAGATCTCGCTAAAGGTAAGTTTACTTTTAGAAATCCATATCTCAAAACTGTTTTAGCTGAAAAAGGCAAGGATGATGACGATGTTTGGATGAGTATCCTAGAAAGAGGCGGATCAGTACAACATCTTACTTTCTTGTCTGAGGAAGAAAAAGAAGTCTTTAAGACTTTCGGAGAGATTTCTCAAAAAGAAATTGTCATACAAGCTACTCAAAGACAAAAGTATATTGATCAAGGGCAGTCTCTAAATATCATGGTAGCTCCAAAGGCTCCTGCAAAAGAGGTTAATCAATTATTGATTTATGGCTGGCAGAATGGAATCAAAGGATTTTACTACCAGAGAAGTGCTAATCCTAGCCAAGAATTAGCAAGATCTATGATGGAATGTAAATCTTGTGAAGGATGAATTTCCCCAAGGTTTGGTTTTGTGTATATACATGCACTATGACCGAACCAGAAATTAATTTTACAGACGAGGTAGAACTCGACGAAACAATAGCATTTATACTTGATCGCATCGACGAAGCACAATTCGAAGAAGATTGATTTAGTATATTTGCATTGTCTGAGAATTTCCAGTACCCAAGTCGGGGCTAGAAAAACAAAAACTAACTAAAATAGTAGTATGACAATGATGATAAACAAAATGATGGCTCCTTTCGTTTTCGAAGGAGATATATTTAAGCGCATGAATCAAATTTTCGAAGAGAATCGTGCTAATCCATATCGTGGCTCAGAGCCTTACGATATTTATAAGAAAGACGACTCTTTTGTTGTTGAATTTGCGCTTGTTGGTCTAGACTCAGAAGACATTAGTGTCTCTGTTTCTGGCCAGACGTTAAAAATTGAAGCAGAATCTAAGCAAAATGACGAGGTTTCTGAATTCTACCACAAAAAAATATCTCGACGCTCCGTCAAGAAGCACTTCACATTGCACGAGAGTATCGACAAAGACTCCATTGAGGCTGAATACAAGAATGGCCTATTGAGAGTCAAATTACCTCTTGAAAAAGAGGAAAAAAAAGATATAATGATCAAAGTTAAGTAAAGCTTTGAGGTGACTTATATCGCTCCTTCTGGGTTTTGCTTGCCCAGAAGGAGTTTTTTTTATGTTACAAGGATTAGAAAGAGATTTAGGTATATTTAAAAAGTATTATAATTTGCTAACCAAGATTGATCAAAGATTTATAAAAAATCTTATTAACGAAACCAATAAAATTGATGGATGGTTATGCAATTATCAAATTCCGCTAATGTGGTCTATTTTTTCGACTCTTCAGGGAAAAGCTGTTGAAGTTGGATGTTGGAAGGGGAGAGCTACATTTGCTTTCAAAGCAGAAATTCCAAAAGATCAATTTGAATTATTTTGTATAGATCCATTTTTGGGATCAACAGAACATAAAGAAGATTTGCAAGGAAAGTCAACAAGAATGGACTTTGAGGAAAATTTAAAAAGCAGAGGAATATTGGATTCCATAAACATCCTTGAAGAATACTCAAAAGATGCTGCGGAAAATTTTGAAGATAATTCTTTAGATTTAGTATTTATTGACGCAGAGCATGATTATGAGAATGTAAAATTAGATATATTATCATGGGCTCCAAAATTAAAATCAGGTGGAATTATTTGTGGTCATGATTACCCAGAACCCAATAAAAAAAATGCAGGTTTTGAAGGATTAGCTCAAGCTGTAAACGAAGAGGTGAGAGATAGTGATGATTTTAATGAGTTTTCGTATCTTTGGGGTATCTGGGGAGCTTACAAGAAGTAGTTTATGAAATTTTCTAATCTCAGCTTATGTTTAGTTGTGGCCAATTCAGACGACTGCTTAGAAAGATTTTTCAAATGGAGTTTGTCAAGATTTGAAGAAATCATAATTGTTAAGTCAGACTCGGAAGATCAAACAGATCACATCTTGGATAAATACGAGAAGTCTCATGGAAGTCAAATACAAGTTCACTACAAAAAAATAAAAAATATTGCAGATCAAAAGCAATACTGCTTAGATCTATCCAAAAAAAACTGGAGGCTTATTGTAGATGCAGATGAAATTTTTGAAGAAATTGATTTTAATTTTTTAATTTCAAGGTTAGAGGAGCAAGGGATTGATGCTGTTTGCTTTCCAAGATATAATCTGCAAGTTGATGAGCAGCATTTTCAACCAGAAGGATACCCAGATCTTCAAATTAGGCTTTTTAAATCAAACGTATCTTTTTCACTTGACCCAATTCATGAAACTCACCACTCTATGATTGGATATAAAAAGATAGGAGCATTAAGCGATACTCACATCATTCATTGGGGTCATATTAGGAGCAAAGAGCAGAACTTGTGGAAAAGTAATATGAGGAGAAAGTATGCTAATACAGATTTGTGCGATGGAGAAGGATTAAAGCAGACAGAAAATTGGTTCTACGAGAGAAACAAAATTCTTGGACTTGACGACAATACTACTCCATTACCAGAAAAAGTAAAAAATTACGTCAACCGTTTTAGTAAGAAAAAATGAAAAATATAGGAATAGTAACTCCTAATTACTTAGGCATTGGGGATAAAGTTCAGTTTGCTAGTATTCCAGAAAATTTTTATAAAAATTATGGTGAAAAATTAATAGACCTTTCTAACTGTTGGGTTTATGATCATAACCCATATATTCTAAGAAATTCAGAACCGAAGAATACTGTATCTTTCTGGAACCAACCTTATAAGTATGATAATTATTTGAATAGATTTGATTATTTAAATTCTTTACTAAAGATTGAAAAAATGTTTTGCAGAACTCCTAGATTATACAAGCATGAAGATCCTAGCAATGTAATTCATAATAAAGTCTGCATCCACGCTCAAGGCAAGAGCAGTGGTCACACTCTTTCAAAAGAAATTATAGAGAAGATAAAAGAGCGTTATAGTCAATACGATATTTACCAAATTGGCGGTCAACAAGATATTGATTGTGGAGTAATTGATTGCAGAGGATCTGGCATGTGGGAAATGGTTGAGCATATTGCCACCTCTGCTGTTTTCATAGGAGTTAATAGTGGGCCTATGAATATTGCCACCTGCTACCCTCATATTAATAAAAAAATAATTATTAATCTAAATTCTGGTGAATTTACCCAAGAACAAGTTGAAAATTTTCATCCATTATCAATTAAACATCATTTGTTTGCTTGGATTGATTATGGTTGGCAGTATTATAATGATACTAGTATTGATATTGGCTGCACATATTCTTACAATAAAATATAAAAATGAAGAAAGAAGAATTAATTTTAGCTATATTAAGTGAGCTAAGACCTTACTCAATGCCATACCTTATGAATAGGTATGGAAATAAAGCTGAGGATGGAGGATACGCATTACTTAAAAATTTTGCAGAAGAATCTCAAATTATTTATTCTTTAGGCGTTGGCTCCATTGTCCAGAATTATCTTTTTGAAATTGAAATGGCTGGTTATGGCAAAAAAGTTTTCATGTATGATGATAATTTAGAAAAGTTGCCTCAACATTTTGAGAATCTTTTTTATAAAAAATGTTTTGTTTCTTCGAAAAATGCTCTTGAGCATATTAAAGAAAATGGTCACGAAGACGAAAGAGACATGCTTGCACAAATTGATATTGAAGGTGGCGAATACGAATTAATTTCGAATATTGATTCGTCCTATTTCAAACATTTTTCTCAACTAACTTTTGAATTTCATGATTTGCATGATCCAACAGAAGAGATGCTTAATGTTTTAAAAAAAATAAATGAACATTACTACATGTATCACATTCATGCAAACAACCACTCTAACAAGTTTGATTCTGTATTTGGTGTTATGCCAGAAGCAATAGAAGTTTCTTATGTTAGAAAAGACAAGGTTCCTTTTACTCCTTATTATTGCAAACTACCAAGACCATTTCCTCTAATAGATGTTCCATGTTGTAGATTCAGACCAGATATTACACTAAGATGGTGGTGCTCGTAATATAACAAATATTATGATAAAAATTAAAGTCGATGAAGGATACGCTTTTGATTACTTAGCTATTTTAGAAGTTAAAAAGAATAATCATCCAGAACAAACAGAACCTTGGCTTAATTGCTCCGCTTATTTATCAAGTCAATTTTCTAAAGATTTTTGGGATGATTTAATTTCATCCAAAGAATATGAAGATATGGTTCTAGTTAACCAGAAAACTTTTGATGCAGTTGACCAAGCTCGTTATGGTAAAATAACTGCCAAAGAAGTTGATGATTGTAATATGGAAAGATATAATGCTAAACAAAGATTTAGGAATAAATTTTTTCCAGAAAGTGATCAATTAGAATTTAAAACATGAAGAAAGTAATCATCACAGGAGTCACAGGACAAGACGGCAGTTTTATGGCTGACCACCTCTTGAAGAATACGGAGCACACCATTGTTGCTGGTGTTCGTAGACTAAGCGTTAAGAATCATGATAATATTTCTCATTTAGTTAATCACCCTCGCTTCAAGCTAATTGACTTAGATGTTACTGATTCTGTAAATACAGAAGATGTCATAGCTAAAGAGAAGCCAGATTATTTTATTAATTTTGCGGCTAATTCTTTTGTTGGTGTTAGTTGGACTCAACCTGCTAACCACATGAATACAAACGCTATGGCTGTAATGTACCAGCTTGAGGCGATTCGCAAACATTGCCCTAAATGCCGTTATTATAATGCTGGTTCCTCAGAGGAGTTTGGGGACGTTTTACATTCTCCACAATCAGAACTTCATCCTTTGCGACCAAGAAGTCCTTACGGTGTTTCTAAGGCTAGCGCGAGGCACATGGTAAAAGTATGGAGAGATTCCTACAATTTGTTCGCTATTCAAGGATGGCTGTTTAACCATGAAGGAACTCGTCGCGGAGAAGAGTTTGTAACTCGTAAGATTACCAAAAACGTAGCTCGTATTAAAAATGAATATATTAATGGTGATTTTGAGCCTCTTGAATTAGGTAATGTAGATGCCAAGCGAGATTGGAGTGATGCTGAAGACTTTGTCAAAGGTGTTTGGCTAATGCTCAATCAAGAACAGCCAAAAGAGTACGTCTTATCTTCAAATGAAACTCATACCATCCGTGAATTCGTTGAGGAGGCTTTTAATTTCGCAGGTTTTGGTTGTGAGAAGTGTCGCTGGGAAGGGCGTGGAGTTAATGAAAAATATTACCACGAAGATAAGGTTCTAGTACAGATCAATCCTGAGTTCTATCGTCCTGCTGAAGTAGACCTGCTTCTAGGAGACTCCTCATTAGCAAGAAGAGATCTTAGCTGGAACCCTCAGACTGATTTTCTAGAATTAGTCAGAAAAATGGTTGCTTGTGATCTGAATCAATATTAGGATTGGTCTATGCCAAGAGGTAAGAGGACATGCCCCAAATGCTCTGCCTTATGCTCTACCCGTTCTCACGAGTGTGAGTGCGGGTTTAGTTTTAAAAATCAAAAAAAATCACCTAAAAAGCCTACATATTACAAGGAAAAAATAGATTTCGTGAAGAGGATGCTTGGTGGTCAGCGTTCCATTAGTGCAAAGTTGGACATGATTACAGCAGCTAAGGTCTTCAAGAGATTTGAAAACGATGTAGATTTTTTACTGAAAGTCAAACCTCCCTTCAAATTAGATGGTACAATAAAGTACTTTTTAAGCAGTGATGGCTTGGCTTACTTGGACAAAAAATACAAGGAATTTCACTACAAACCAAAAAACTCAGAAAAAATGGTTGACCACAAGCTCAAAGTAGGAGAAGATAGAGTGATCGAAAAAAGAAAAACCCTGAGAGATTTTTTAGATGAGTAAGAAGAGTGAAAAAAGCAAAGTTGGGACTTCGGAGTTTATGTCGAAGTTTTTTGAAAGCAATAAGGAATTCCACTACAATTTTGAAGATACTGCGGAATCATACCTTGCCTCAACTGGCTCCATGATTTTAGATAAGTTTATCGGAGGTGGTTTGGGAGCTGGTCTACAGCGTTTTATTGGATGTAATGAGGGAGGCAAAACCAACGAAGCTCTCCATGTTATGAAGAACATGTTGGAGACCGTAGAGAAAACAAAGGGCCTCTACATCAAGGCGGAAGGTCGTTTGTCAAAAGATATCCAAAAGCGGTCTGGATTGAAATTTGTTACTGATCCTAGTGATTGGGAGCTTGGAACTTGTCTCGTGTGGGAGTGTCATATTTACGACACTGTTTTTGATGGTCTTAGAGAATTACTAAAAAATAATCCAGAAAAAGAAAGATTTTGCATTGTCATCGACAGTATGGATGGCTTGCTTCCTAAATCTGATTTAGCTAAAACCACTAGTGACGCAGCAAAAGTCGCAGCAGGTGCAGCTTTAACTTCAGACTTCTTAAAGCGGGTTAGTCTTGGTATGGGTAAATTTGGTCATATGTGCATAATGATCTCTCAGGTTCGGTCAACTATTAAGACGAGTCAGTATGCCAAAGGTGATCCAAACAATCAAACCAATTCTAGCGGTGGCAATGCAGCATTACATTATCCAGATTGGATTATTAACTTTGAAAAAAGAAATCAAGCAGATTTAATCCTCAAAGACCCAAAAGCTAAACCTAGCCCAGAGAACCCAATCATTGGGCATTATGCTAAAGTGCTAATCCAGAAATCCACTAACGAAAGTACTGGAATGAGGATTAGGTATCCAATTAAGCATGGTCGCTCTGATGGTAAGTCAATTTGGATTGAGCGTGAGATTATAGAAATGCTTCTTATGTGGAATTTTATTGAGAAGTCTGGATCTTGGTTTAAAATCGACGAAGAGCTTCTGGATTACCTCAAGAATAGAGGGATCGATATCAACGAAAAATATCAGGGAATGCAGTCTTTGTATGATCTTCTTGAGAACAATGAAGAAGTACAAAAAGGCATGAGGTTCTTCATTGCAGAAAATGTATTCTCATGATTTTTTTAACGACAACAGGTCGTGAACAAAAGCTCAAGAATTCCTCTAAGTACTTAATTGATTGGGACAAGAAGTGTCGCAGTAAGATTCAGAAAAGGGTAAAAGATCTTTTGCACCGACATTGGATCTCTGATATTGTTTTTGAAGAGCTGCCTGTTCTTGGAACAAGGATGACCCTTGATTTTTATAATGCTAACAAAAAACTAGCAATAGAAGTTGATGGTAACCAGCATTACAAGTTCAACAAATTTTTTCACTCTAATTCTAGACAGAATTTTTTATCTCAACTACAAAGAGATGAGAAGAAGGAATATTTTTGTGAGATTAACCAAATTAGGCTTGTAAGAATACTAGAGAAGGATATTCTTGACCAAGACCTTCTTAAAAGGCTTGAGGTAATATGAATAATTTTGACAAGACAGACAATACGTTACCAAAGAGTGTTCTCACTAAGCTGTTTGATTGCACGGGTTCTCCAAGTGGTAGCAATAAAGGGTTTTTCCTTTTTTACATCAACGACTTAGGACAACCAACATTTGCGACTAAAACAGACAATAGCTGTGTAGATATGGCTCTTACAAAATTGGTGGAGATATCTTGTGAGAAGGAGGTCGGAGAATGATTCATAGCATGGATCTAGAGAAGACTGTGCTAAAAGGTCTTTTGCAACACCCCCATAAGTGGGCTGAAGTTTCAGTTTTTTTAAATGAAAAAGATTTTTTTAGTGAAGACTCTCAAGTTCATCTTTCTATCTTTAAGTTGATCCGCAATGCGTTGAACAATGCAGAGACAATAGATGACACGATACTTATTCCAAGATTAGAGCAGCTAAAGGTTAGTTTTCCAGATAGTATTGATTTACCAGAGTATATTCGGTCTCTAGTATACCACAAGATAACAGAAGAAATTTTTATTTCCTCAGTCAGAGAATTGAAGAAGTTTTCTGCTCGTCGTGAGATTTATTATTCTTCTAGAAATGTCGCCTCTTTTGTTAAAAAAGCTGATCCAGACTTGAAGTATTCTGAGATCATAGATAAAGCAGATGAGATATATAATAAGAACATAAAAGAGTTTGAGTTCAATGATGAAGGTCCAATCAACCTTTTCGACATCATGGAAGAGTTGGTTGAAGATAGGGGTAATAACCCTGTTGAAGAATCTGGCTTAATGGGTCCACACCAGAGGATCAATGACATTTATGGATCTTTACTGCTTGAGGGTAATATCTCTGTTATTGTAGCTCGCTCTGGAGTTGGTAAAACTCAGTTCTGTATGGATTATACTACTAGGACTGCGGCTAAGTACGACATCCCTGTTTTACACTTTGATAATGGAGAGATGAGTGAAGAGGAACTTACTCTTCGTCAGTGTTCCGCTATGACAGGCATTCCCATTTACCTCTTACAAAGCGGCAAATGGAGAACTTCTAGCTATAAGGATTGGACGGTAGAAGAGGTTGTAGCAAGAGTTCGTAGTGCTTGGGATCAGATTAAATCTGGCAATATGAAATTCTATTATGAAAATGTTGCTGGCATGTCTGCTGAAGAAATGTGCTCTTACCTAAAAAGATTTTACTATTCTAAAGTGGGCAGGGGGAACAAAATGATTTTTAGTTTTGATTACATCAAGACTGACTTTAATAACCTTGGTAAGAATGAGGGTTGGCAGCAAGTGGCTTCAATGGTTCACTTGTTCAAGCAGACAATTCACAGGGATCTTTGTTTTGATGGCAAGCCTTGTGTATCAATGATGACTTCTGTTCAGGCCAATAGACTTGGAATTACTGGCAATCGTGGTGCAGATGCAATTGTTGATGATGAGAGTGTCGTTTCCCTTTCTGATGGCATTACTCAATTCTGTTCTCACTTGTTTTTGCTCAGAAGAAAAATTCCAGATGAGATACATGAAGATGGAGATCGCTTTGGTACTCATAAGTTGGTCAATCTAAAAGCAAGACACTTGGGCAAAGAAGCTCTACGTGCAATTAATCCTGTTGAAATGCCAGATGGATCTAATCGTAAAAACTTTATCAATTTAAATATTGAAAACTTTAGAGTTGAAGAGAGAGGGGATCTGCAAGACGTTGTGAATTCAATAAATAATGTTGATGTTAATTTGCAGGAGGGTGAGTTGAGTGACGATATACCAATGGTCCTTTCAGAATGACTGACTACAAATCTGTTTTAGAAGATCTTGGCTATCGATTAAAAGATCACGGGTCTTACTGGAGAACCAGTGCGGTTTACAGGTCTGGAGATAACTCTACAGCGTTACAGATCTACAAAGATACTGGTGTTTGGAAGGATTATGTGGAGGATTCTATGTTTCTTCCTTTTGAGGCTTTACTTAAAAAAACCCTCAATACTAATGATAAGAGTGTTTTAAGTTCTTATTTGAAGAGCGATAGTGTAAACATATATGAACGCGCTACTAAGAAACACCTTTTGAGTGAAGAAAAAACATTTCCAGATTCCTGTTTGAATCGCTTGCTACCTCATTACGACTTTTACCTAAACAGGGGTGTATCAGAAGATACTTTGAAAAAATTTAGATGTGGCTTGGCTATGTCTGGCAAAATGTATCAGCGAGTTATATTCCCTATTGTTCGCTCTGACGGCAAGATACACGGCTTTTCAGGTCGTAAGGTAACAGATGACCCCAGACCTAAGTGGCTTCACAATGGGAGGTGTTCTGACTGGTTTTATCCATACTATTCAATAGATGAAGTTGCTGGCGCTATTGAAGAACATCGTTGTGTCTATATTGTAGAATCTATTGGAGACTGTATTTCTTTGTTTGATTCTGGAGTAAGGAATGTTCTTGTTTCTTTTGGATTGAATATCTCTCCAAAATTTATCTCAAAGCTACATTCTCTTCCATTGGATAAAATTTTTATAGCCTTTAATAATGATTTTAATTCAGATTCCAATAGGGGTTTTGAAGGTTCTATTAAGTCTATATTTAAGCTTTGTGATCAAATCGATTTTGACAAGATATTTTTCTCTCCACCTCCAGAAAACGATTTTGGTGATATGAATGAAGATCAGATTAATAAATATGTTGAATATTGTTCTTCTACTCAACATAATGAATCAATGGCTAACGTTATTGATTTCGCCAAAGAGATGAATAAACGTGGGGTCAATAAAACTTTCTCTAGTAATTTAAGGAAGTTTGAGAAGAAATTCGACTTCCATTATGGAGAAATCTGAAAATAAGCCCTTATCTGCATCAAGAATAAAAACGATGCAAACCTGCACTTGGCAATATTGGGCGAAGTACCACTTACGCTTGCCAGATAAGTCCAATCATGGATCTCTCCGTGGAACTATTTGTCACGCTATTTTTGAAAATCTAGGAAACCCTAGACATAGAAAGCATTACAGGGCAATAATAAAAGCCCAAGATATTAATGTTAGTCCTCCTATTAAGAGGATGGTCGATGCTTATGCAAAAAAGTATGAGATAGATGACTTTGAAAATATGGATCTAATCAACAAGATGACAGTTGAAGGTCTAAATTTTGATTTCTTTGGGGATACAAATGGAAAGCCTACGGAATCCATTTCAGAGAAGGA